GGCCGAAAGGATGGCCGCGTGTTGGCCGACGGCGAGACGGTCGAGTTCGGGCGCGGCTCTCGCCGGCAGTACTGGAAGGCCTACATCAAAGCGAAGGAATTGAGGCGGCACGGGTGCACCGATGCCCGCCTGGTGGATTGGTGCGAAGCGGCCGGCCTGGTCCGCTTCGAGGGAACGATTAAGTCAAACGCGCTGCGCGCGATGGGCGCTGCTTTTCTCGGTGATTACGTGCGGGGGTATGCCATGGGCCAATTGATCAAGCTGTTCAACGATGAAGCGTCGGTCCTGTCTCGGGTGACGCAAGCGACCGACGACCTCGACGCGCTGCCGCGTCATCTGCGCGCCACGGCGCGTGACTACCTGGCCGGCATGGACCCGCGCGCCACGCTCGGCCGCGCCACCTGGTTCCGCCATCGCCAGGCCCTGCTCCCCTTCGGTATCGACATTGCGGTCCGCAACGTCTCGCCGTTCAAGCCCCGCGTCCGCGTCGTCCAGCTGGCGGCGGCGGTGGCTCCCCCCTGGTATCAGCTGGCCGCTTGAAAGGGCAACTCACCATGTCAGCAGTTCCGCAACAACTCGCGGCCTCCCTCGCGCCCATGCGCGTGCTGGTCGCCGGCAAGATCGTCTCGTCGCGCATGCACGAGCGCAACCGCTTGACGGTGCTCATCGCACCGGCGCCGGATGCGTACTCGCATCCCTCCACCATCGAGGTCCGGTCGCGTCAGCAGCTCGGCCAGGTCGGCGAAGAAGTCCGCGTCACGTGCTCGCTGCGCGGCTACATGCGGCGCTTCGACTTCAAGGACCGTCAGACCGGCGAGCTCAAGCGCGGCGAGCGCTGCGAGCACTCCCTGGACGCAGTGGAGTAGGCGCCATGGGCTCGCTTGCCAACTTCACGCCCCGCCGCGCCTGGGGCCTCGTGTTGCTCGTGTGGGGCGTGCTGTTCCTCTGGGCGGCGGTGTAGTCATGTACCGCGTCACCTGCGACAGCTGCGGCTACGTCCTCTGGGGCGGCACCGCTGAGTTCGACAACGAGGACGAGGCCGATGACCAGGCCAGCGACGCCGACGGCTACAACCTCGCCTGCCCCGATTGCGAAAGCTACATGGGCTGGACCGTCGAGGCCGACGAGGACGCTCAGGAGGACGGCGGCTGATGGCGTACTTCATCCTCTGCCAGGCCGCGAGCTCGCCGTGTCCTGTCGAGTCTCAAGAGGTCGTCGTCGAGCCGTCCCTCGAAGCATTCGAGGCTATCGGCTTGACGCCGGCCGATGCGGCCTCGGCCATCGGCATTGGCTTTGCGCTCGTGTTCTCGCTCGGGCTCATCGGCTACCCCGTAGCGGTTGCGCTCGGCCTCATCAAGCAGACCTAACGAGTCCAGCCGTGAGCGTTCGGCGCTCACGGCCGCACTTTCGCGGTGTTTCTCTCAGGGAGTTTTCCAATGCTCAAGCTCACTCGTGACGTGTACGAGAAGGTCACGGTCGGCGCCGGCCTGGTGCTGGTCTCGACGATGGCCTCGGCCTCGACGGGCCCGTGGGATGCGTTCTTCGACGAGGTCGACCTGTCGGGCGTGTCCGCCAAGGTGATCGCGGCCGGCCTGCTGATCATCGGCATCGCCATGGCGTTCCGTGGTCCGGTCCTGGCGAAGCGCGTCGTCAACAAGACCTGATCGAGGGGTTCCTGCTGTGCTCACGACCGCCCTTGTCGCTCTGGTCTACGCCATCTTCACGCTGATTGGCGCGCTGGGAGCGGTCGTGTTCTTCGGCTTCATCCAGAGGAACCTATGAGTCGCTTTCTCGTTTCGTTGCTGGTGGCGTTATGGGCGATGGCGTGGGCTCCGGCTCATGCTGTCGGCACGGTGAGCGGCGGCTCTGTGGCGGGCTTCTGCTTCAAGAATGACAACGCGAATTCTGTCTCCGCGGACCCGGGGTGTCAGGCCTCGTTGTCAACGTCGGCGGCGGGTGCTGCGGCTGCGTTCGCGCAGTGGTACGCCAGCGCGCAGGGGTTGAATCTTTCGACCTATTGCGCGCCGCCGAGTGGGTATACGACCTATGCGGTTGATGGGTCGGGGCCGACGGTCATTGGCGTGGTGATGTGGCCGTCGAATCCGTGGTACGAGGCGAATAACAACTGCGGCGCGAACGTCGGTTCATTGCAAAAGAATCGTGCGGCGGCGACGGTGTCGGGTTGTCCTGCTAACTCGACTGGCACGGGCACGTGCACGTGCAACACCGGCTATCGACCCAACACGGCCGGCACCGCTTGCGAGTCCACGACGAGCACCTGTCAAACCATCGTCGACGGCGCCAACCTCCTGCTGCCTCAATCGTTCTTCAGCGCCGACGGCGCGCTGCCTGGCTCCTTGTCCACGTGCAACTCGGGCTGCCAGGTCGGCGCGCAGGGTTCGACGGTCGTCCGCGATCCCGCGACCGGCACATCAAAGACCCTGTACTTCGGGCCCTACACGCTCATCAGCAACACGTGCACGGAGACGCCCGCTGCGCCGGCGCCTGCGCAAACGAACACGTGCCCCATCGGCACCGCGCCCATCACCATCGGCACGCAAACGACGTGCGTCGCTCAACAGTCGACGACCACTCAAAGCGCGGCAGCTGCCAGCGCACCAGCGGGTGCCGCGAGTGCACCCGACTACCGCGCCGGCTTGCCCGATGGCGGATCGGTCAGCGTCCCAGCTGGTGGCTCCGTGTCGGGCTCGACAACCTGCTCGGGTGCGCAGTGCACCACGACCACTATCGTTCGCAATTCGAGCGGCACGGAGATTGGCCGCTATACGACCAACACGCCCAACCCTGGCGCGCCTGGTGGTGGTGGCGTTGGCGATGGCTCCGGCGAGGACGAAGAGCTCGATTGCGAGACGCTCAACACGTGCGACGACGACGAGGCCGGCACGATGCCCGAGCAACCCACGCTCTACGAGAAGAAGTACCCCGATGGCATCGAGGGCGTGTGGGATGACAAGAAGGACGCTCTGCAAGCTACGGCGCTCGGGTCGCTTGCGTCGAGCATCTTTCCGACCGGGTTGACGACCGGCACGTCTCCCTCTTGGACGTTCGACTTCGACTTCGGCGGCGTCATGGACCTCGGCCAGGTCGAGCTCGCGCCCACTGACACGATCTGGGCGGGCCTCCGCCTGTTCCTCATTGCGTGCACGACCATCTTCGCCGTGCGCCTGGTCCTCGGGGGTTCGTGATGTTCGACTGGCTCAAGCAAAAGCTAAACGACATCGTCCAATGGTTCAGCGATGCGCTCGTTGCGACCTTCGAGGCGATGTGGGATGCGTTGACCGATCTGTTCGCCTTCGCCTTCGAGGCGTTGCTCGACCTGGTCATCATCGCGGTCGAGTTCGCCATGGACTGCTGCGGCGTCACCGGCGATCTGTCGCAGTACTCCGAGACGTGGGGCAGCTTGCCCGCCGAGATAGTCAACGTGCTCGGCCTGCTCGGCATCGGTGAGTGCTTCGGCATCCTCATCTGCGCCTGGTCGGTTCGGATGCTGTTGCAGCTCATCCCCTTCGTCAGGTTCGGCTCGTGAACGCGCCCCGGTTGCCAGGCGCCGGCCGCTTCATCTGCTACCAGTGCCTTCGCCGGTGCTGGTACTTGTTCGCTGACTCGCGCTGCTCTCGCTGCACTCGGATCGACGCACCGTGAGGCGCGTGCTTTCCATCATTTGGACGACGGCGCTGCGCCGTCTTGTCGCTCAGATCATGCGGAGGATCGGACTGTGATTAACGGCTTAGAAGGCATCCCGGGCTCGGGCAAAAGCTATGAGGGCGTGGTGTTTCAGATCCTGGCCGCGCTCAAGGACGGCCGCCAGGTCATCACAAACTGGCCTCTCATCGTCGAGGCGTTCGTGGTGCTTGATGCTGCGTACGCGCAGCAAATCGTCCTGCGCACAGCGCCCGAGCCTTGCCGCGGTGTCTGGCGTCCTGAGAATGCGAACAAGCCAGGCGCTCCCGTGTTCGAGTTGTTCGAGGACGGTCACACTGAACCCGCGCCCGATAAGGTGCTCCCGTTCGGTTGGGTGTGGGACTTCTATTCCGATTTCAAGGATGCGAAGGGCCGCGGTCCTCTTTTCGCGGTCGATGAGTGCCATGTGCCCTTCCCGAAGTTGGGCACCGATCCCGAGGTTGTGCAGTGGTTCAAGCTCCATCGGCACTTCAACACTGACGTTCTTCTGAGCACGCAGAACTTCCGCGACATGGACCAGACCATCGCGCGGCTGATGCACACGATGATTCGCGTGCGCAAGGCCGACGTGCTCGGCCGAAAGCAGGAGTACATCCGGCGCGTGTTCGGTGGCTACCGCGGCGGCCTGGTCGCTGAGTCGATCCGGCCCTACGAGCCGCAGTACTTCAAGCTCTACAAGAGCCACACGCAAAGCGGCACGTCGGCTGAGGCCGACGTTTCCGACGTTGCGCCCTTCGTCGTCAAGTTCAAGCGCTTCGCTCGCGTCTGGTACGCCTTCGCTGCGGTGTTCGCCGTCTGGGCCTTCTGGCCGAGTGATCCCAAGCCCAAGCCCGACAAGGTCAAGGCGACCGCGAAGGCGCCAGGTCGTGCCGCCAGCGGTCCGGCGCGCGGTGCCTCGATGCCTGGGCCTGGTCCCTACACGCACGTCCTGTACGAGGCGCCCAAGGTCGAGGCGCCCGATCCTCTCGACGGCAAGACGGTGCACATCACCGGCTTCATGACGGCCGGCGTTCGCACGGTCACGGTCTTTGCGGTCGCGGACGGCGCGAAACGTCTGTTCGATCTGACGAGCGATCAGCTGGCCGTGATGGGCTACAGCTGGCGCCAGCTGGCGCCTTGCCAGGGCTGGCTCACGCTCTCGGGTGGAAAGCAGCGTAGCGTCCTCTGTGACGCACCGATCATGACGGCCGGCACGTCTGAGCGCCCGGTCGTCGTCGACACGGGGCAGAACCGCAGTTCTGATCCTGAGCTTGACCGCAACATGCGCCGGGCCCATCCGTGAGCGCCGTTCTGCCGATTCGGCTTGGCTCGCTGCACCCTGAGCGCTTCGAGCTCGTCAAGTGGCTCGCCTTCGCGGCCATGGTCGTCGATCACGTCGACCTGCTGCTATTCGAGCGTTCGCTCGGTTGGGCCTACGGCGTCGGTCGCCTGGCGTTCCCGGTCTTTGCGTTGGTGTTCGGCATCGGCCTGGCTTATTCGCGCGACCTCGAGCGCGTAGCGCGGCGCCTGGCGCTGCCTGCTGCCATTTCCCAGATTGCCTGGGTACTCGGCCAGCCTGGCTACCCGTTCAACGTCCTCGTGATGTTCGCTCTGTGCGCGATCGCGTTGCGGTGGTCCTGGGCTGCTCCCTTCGTCCTCCTGGCTTCCGTGTTCGGTGAGGCTGGCCCGCTGCTGCCTCTGCTCGTCCTCGCCGGCTACCTGGCCGGCCGCACTGCGTCCCTCTGGCCGGTGCTCATCGGTGGCCTGGTCTGGTGCCTCGCCGCGCCTTCGCTCGGCGCTGGCCTGGCGGTTCTGCTGGTCCTCGCCTCGGCCCACTACGGCCCCGCCACCCTGCCGCGTCTGCCTGGTCTGCTGGCCTGGGGCTACGCGGCGCACCTGGCCGTTCTGGTCGCGTTGGCCTCCTGAGCGTCGCTGGCGCACCGGCGACCGCTTAGCGGAGGGGCCCCGCTTGCGGGGATACCGCTAACGGCGCCGGGGCGATCCTGGCTCCGCTCCCGGCGTGATTGCTCGCGCCTGCCGCCCAAAGGCTTGACGTAGGCCCAGGCGCCGGCCTGGCGGGGGTTGGTATGGTCCTGGCCTTTTGGCGTCGCCTGGCTCGATCTAGGCCCCTCCCTGGGCCAGCTGTTCGACCGGAGCACGGACCGGCTGCTTCTCTCAATGACAACGTGTTGGGGTGTGGCGACTCTGTCGCCAGGGGCGAAGCCCATAAACCTCGACCCTGGCGGCGATAGCCGCCGCCCTGGATGCGCCCACGCAAGGCCCCCCCGGAACGTCGGTTGCAAAGCGGCGCCAATGCGGTCGCCAGGTGCTGTTGACAGGATGACAGCACCCCGGCATGATCGCGTTTCGTTAACCGTAACGCTAACCTGGCGAGCAAGGGTCCAACAATGGGAAGAAGAAAACTCCTCAAGGTGCGTCTGCTGTCCGGCCTGGTGGGGTGGTTCCCGGCGCAGAACGTGCGCCAGTGCACCGGCCTGGACCAGCACTGCACGTGCCTGGCCGAGGACTTCGAGCCGAAGGCCGCAGCGTGAGCAAACTGTCGCGTATCGCACAGGACATTGAGGCCCGGCGCCTGGCGCGTGACGTTGCGCGGGCTCAAGCGGCCCGCGCGGTTCGGGACGTGTCAGTAACACGTCCCGAAAGTCTCACCGGTGAGACTCCTCCCCCCTTCTTCGTCGACTGGCTGACGATCACCCAGGACCACCCCGAGGGTGGGCTCCCGACCGTCGACGCGGGCTGCGTCTGGGCT